GTTGGTTTGCAAAACGCCCGTGATGACCTTGGCCGTTTCGAGGACATGACCATCATCACGGATCACGCGCATGTACTGGTGCCCGAATTCCAGCAGGTACACGTCCGTCGTCTTGAACTGGAATTTGATGTACCAGGGCGGGTTGGCGTGGTCCTTGACCGGCGCGATATGCTCGGTGCCGGGGCGGTTGCTGATGCCGCCGTAGGCGTGGATGATGCAGTTGCGTGCCTTGCGCACGGCGGACTGGTAGGCTTGGGTATCGACGCGGCCGTAGAGGGCCGGCGCAATCTCACCTTTGCCGAAGCTGGGCTGGATCGTGGTCGGCATTCATCGCCCCTGTATCCAAGCGGCGTCGCCGGGCTCGGCCTCTTTTTCCTCGTTGGCGTCGAGGCCGGACGCGGCGTTGATGAGGCCGGTGTACATCTGCCACATGTCCTGCTTGACCGTGCGCTTGCCGGTCGTCGCGTAGGCGATGTAGAAGGCCAGCAAAGCCGCGAGAACCTGCGTGAAGAATTCCGTGAACATATCCGTGTTCGACTGATCGAACGTGTAGATTGCCTCGGCTTCGGGCTGGTTGGTGCAGATGGTCTTCGTGTTGCCGTCCGAACTGACCATCACCTTGTACGGGACCGGCGGCAGGTTGGTCTGCTGCGGGTCGAGCGGGTTGGCGATCAGCCGGACCTTGACGCAGTCCGCCGGGTACTGGTAGCGGTAGGTCCAGCCGCTCGGCGCCGCGTCAGCGTGCGTCGCCAGGACTTGGCTCTTGCGGGCGAACGACCAATCGAAAGCGGCGAGCGCCTGCTTGCGCGCGGGCTCGTACCAGAGCTTGCAGCGCTTGGCTACCGTGCTCTGGTCGGACAGGCTCTCGATCGTGCCATCGGCGCCGACGTTACCCAGCGCCATGTTTGCGATTTGGACGGCGCTGGGGGAGGCCATGGTTTACTTCCCGGCAGCTTTATCCGCCAAGAACTTGGCGCGGCGTTCTTCCCTGGTCAGCGGCTTCGGTTCGGCCGCGGCGATCTTCTTGGACGCCTCCTCGGCCGCAGCCCGCTCGGGGTCAAGGGCCGACAAGTCCTCGTTTTTGGCGCGCAGAGCGGCCTCGGCGTCTTTGCTCTCCTCGGTGGGGGCCGGCTCGACACCGCGCTCACGCGCCAATTCCCGGGCCTTGGGGGCCGGAATGAACTTGCCGTCCACTTCGACCAGCGCGCTCGTCGGCAACACGAACAGGAGGTTGTCGGGCATCTCAATGGCCGAGCCATCCTCGGGGCGACGGAAGCGGATGCCGCTAATCTGGCGGAAGTCGCGCGGGTCGCTTGGGTTTTGCTTCACAGCCTCGCTCGGGGCGAAGAAGTTGGCTTTCAGCTTGACTTGCATTGGAGCCTCGTTTCCCTGGAATAAGGTGGGGCCGCTGTGTTCAACCAGCGGCCCCGAGTTGGTGACAGGCGGCTTAGTTCACCGCGTCAGCGTAGATTTTGCTGCCGCGCGGCGGGTCCAGCGTCAGGAAGGCGCTGATGGCGCCGGCCGTGACAGTGGTCGTGCCGATGACGGCCTGGACGCCCAAGTAGCGCTCATAGGCGGGCGAGCCCGCAGGCAAGGCCACGACGATGGGCGACACGCCCGCGTCGAGGGCATTCAGCGCGTCGTCGTCGGTGACGAAACTCTGGGACTGCCAGTGCAGCGTCGCGGAGCCGTCCGTGGCGATCGCGGCCGTATCGTCGGAGACGAAGCGGAAGGCGATCGTGCCGGCCGTGCCGCCCGTGATGATGGAGGTATCCACCGTGATGACGAGGTAGACGACCTTCCCCTGACCGATATCACGCACGACCTGCGTGTCGATCTGGCTGCCGATGTTGGCGGTGCCGGCCGCAGCCGCCACAGACGCCGCATCAGCAAATTCGGTGAGCTTGTCGATGATCATGTTTCAATCCTTCTTTTGCTGGGCTGAAGGAGCCCGGGGTTAGCCGGGCTCCAAGCCGATGTTAGGCGACGCGCGCTTCGTCGGCGGCGAGGCGATCGACGCGGCGGATGGGGATGCCGTGCCAAGTGGTGACGAGGCGGCCACCGAGCATGTTGGTGCTCAGGGTCGAGTTCTTCGTCAGGTTGATGGACTGCTGGCCCAACACGGTCTTCAGCTTCCGGTTCATGTAGATGACCGGGCGGCCGATGTTCATGTTCGGGATCAGGTTGATGGCCTGGAACAGCAGGTCATTCAAGTCCGCGCCCGTTGCCGCGTCCTTCGTCAACGTCGACTTGTCGATGTTGGGGATGCGCACGACGTAGCGCCAATCCTTCAGGCACAGGCCCGCGTCCCAACGGTAGTGGGTGCGGTAGGCTTCCATCTTGGCGCCGGTCACACCGCCGACATGGTCGACAGTCACCTGCCCCTTGTCGGTGATCTGGAGGCCCGCCCTGGAGCCCTTCGGGATGATGCCGAACACCGTATGCGGCGACCACACCACGACGTAAATCGAGGCGCAATCGGTCTGGCCACCGGCAGCGCCGCCGTCGATGACGTTCTCCGCGGCCGGATAGCCGGAGAGGGCGTTGTAGCGCGCGGCAAAGCCGGTGAAGGCCTCCGGCTCAGTCGCTTCGTTGCCGAGGAACAGCGTGTCCGCAAGCTCCTGGTTGAACGCTTCGACCTGCGGGAACTCCTCCGACATGCGGAACGAAGCGCCGTCGCTGGCGAGGTCCACGAGCGCCTTGTCGACTTCGGCATACGCTTCCATCATGCCGCAGTTGTCGACGACCTGCGCGGTCGTGCTCTTGCCGGGCAGAACGCCCTGGTACAGCTTGCGCCACGTGACGGGCGGGAGGCCGGTGCGAACGGTGGTCTTGTTGCCAGTCTGAAGATTGCCTTCGACCCAAGTCATGTCGTCGAGGATTTCGTTCGTCTGGTTGAGCATCTCGACCACCTGGGCGATCGAACCATTCGGGTCCTGTCGCTTCGCGAGGTCAAGCAGCGTCGGGTTGAGTACGCCGAGGGCGGCCATGTTGTGCTATCCTTTCTTCTGCATTGAGGGGTATAGGGTGGTGGCAAGGTCCGCGGCGCCGTTGGCAGCGCCCGCCTTGTGCATCCCGTCTTCACCGATTTCCCGGCCGATCTTCGCCAGCAGGCGGATAATCTCCGGGTGGTTGCCGGTGCCGGTCGTGTTGAAAGCCTCGATCAGCTTGGGACTGCCCAGCTTCTCCAGCGCCTTCCGCGCGAAGCCGACGTTTTCGTCGAACTTGTCGCCGCCGATTTCCTTGTCGTTCTTGGCCTCGGTCAGCCAGTTTTCCTTCATGGTCTCGAAGGCCCCTGCCTGATCCTTGGCCTGCTTTGCGACGAGTTGCGCGTGAAAATCGACGAGACCCTGGGCCTGCTCTTGTGTCAGGTCCAGCTTGCGGGCGACGGGCTCGAACTCGCCCGCGGTCGCCTTGTCGATCTCCACGCCATCGGGGAGCTTCCAAGCTTCGTACTTCTCGGGCGCGCGAGCGGCTGGCTTGTCGGTCTTGCCGTCCTTGCCTTTGTCGTCTTTGGCACCCTCTTTGCCGTCCTTTGTCTGGCCGTCGACCTGCGTCTGACCTTCCGTCTTCTGCTCGGTCTGCCCCGCAGCGGCAGCCGTCTGGCCGTCCGCCTTGGTATCACGTGATCCCTCGGCGCCCAGCGTGGTCGCCTTGTTATCGGCGCCCTGCGCCTGTTGCACTGTCCCGGTCATGTCGTTGCCCCTTTGAGTTCGAGTTCCCGCGCGCTATGCTCGTTCCTCATGACTATATAAATCTGAGGGTCCAATGTCAACACTTGTTCGAGCATTTCCTGAGCCATCATGCGTCTACCTTCTAGCATGGCCATTTCATGGGTCCGCTCGCCCGCGAACACGGTGCGGTTGATGCTGCCGGCAAGCAGAATACGCATGATGATGTGGCGCCCCTGATAGGTCGCCAGAACGTGCGCTAAGTCGTTGCGAAACGCCAACCTTTCCTTATCGGCCGCCTTCTTGGCCTTCTTGATTTGTTGGGGGTCGGCGGTATTCATTCAACGTCATCCTGCCCGGTGATACGGGTCAGCACGCTCGGGTCGCTGGTCTTAGCGTCAGACGCGGCCTTGGCGGCCTGGGCGCCCTGGTTGGCGATCTCAGCGGTTTGGGCCGCCTGCATCGCCTGGGCTTCTTGCTGGCGCTGGGCCTCGACCTCGTCATCCGAGTTCACAAGCTCGGCCGGCGCACCGATGATGATTGCCATGCGCTCGATGGCCTTGTCGCCGTTGAACTTGCGACCGTCCGAGAGCATCGCACCCTTCAGCCCGCCCGCGAACGCCGCGAGGCGGTCGATCGCGCCCGCAGCCACGGCGCGCTGCGCCTGCGCCAGCGTCGAGACGTATTCCGGCACGAGGTCTTTGCCGACAAGCTCCTGCGGCGGGGGCGGCAGGATGCGCGCCTTGAAGCACTGCTTCAGCGTGCGGTTCAAGAGCCGGTCGAGGAACTCGCCGTGGAACTGCTCCAGCACGGGCCCTAGCATCAGCAAGCGCTCCTGGTTGCGCTGCATAAGCTCGAACTCGTTGCGCGGCTGAATACCCTCCATGTTCGTGATGGCCAGGAACAGGGGCACGTGATACGCCTCGTTGAGCCGCTGCTCGACATGCAGGATGTCTTCCTTCAACTCCTGTAGCTGCGGCTTCACCTCGTAGATGGGCTTCAGGCCGTCCTTGTCGCCCTGCCCCTGGTCGTAGAGGGTCAAGCCGCCCGCGAGGCCGTTGACGGCGCCGCGGATGGTGGACGGGCCTTTGAGCGGCGGACTGACCATCTTCTGGATGGCCTTCGCCTTCTCGCGTTCCTCAAGCTGGAGCCCCTTCACGTCGCCGAGCGCGGTCATGCCGGGGCAGTCGGTGCCGTACACGTCGCCGTCCGTGGTCTCCCACCGCAGCGCGTAGCCGGGGAACTCGTCGAAGCCCTTGTGGCTCAGGTAGCGATCGGCGTCCACATTGTTCGCCTGAATGCCCGGCTCCCAATAGATCGAGCGGTACGCCTTGTACTTGGACGTGACCTTGGCCGGGTCGTATTCCGGGTTCTTGTCGATCATGTGGCAGACCGGGAAATACATGTCGTAGTTCCCTTGGTCGTACTGGTTCTTGACCGCCTCGCTGCAATTCTGCTTACCGAACTCGTCGACGATCTGCTTCACCGTGCGCTGGTATTCGCGCGCGGCCGTGCAGACGTGGCCCTTCTCGTCCTCGGCGAGCATGTAGCTGCCGATCGTGTGCGTCTGGAAATGCGCCACGTTCTCGAAGTCGTCGATATGCGTCATGAAGCCGGTGCCGAACTGCACCGTCTCGCCGATCATCTGCGGGGCCATGTTGTAGAGGTTGCTGGAGTTGAAGACCGTCCGCACGATCAACTCGACCTTCTGCAACCACTCGCGCACCGGCTTGTATTTGGTCAGGTCGGGGTCGGGGGTGGTCAACTCGAACCACGGGCGC